TGCCGCTAAGATGCAGTTGTGCGCTTGTGCTGTTGGTTCCACGCTTGCAATACAACAAGTTAGTTGCACTTTTAGCGCCATATTCAACACGCTCACTGCCTATCCAAACAACTCCGTGATCATCTAATGCGGCTGTACTCAACACACCAATAGTTGTGTCTGTTGCACCTATACTAGCGGTAATTTCAGTTTTTCTTGTATCTTCAATCACTGTGCTTGTTTGTAAATTATTAGGATGATACAAGTTCATTCTGAATGATCTAGTTTCAGCATCAACTGTATTTCCTGCGGTATTGGTCTGTACAAGTATACTAACATTCTCACTGTAATCAACTGGGTAAAGTTCTTCTCCCCATCCCTCTTCGTGAGGTTGGTCAAATTCATTACCATTATAGATGTATTCTATATCATTGTCAACAGTTGTGAATTCCATACCGTCAGTATGATCAGGCTCACTAGTAAAGTCTCCGCCTAGCAATAGTGTGTCACCTTCCCAATCTCTTGTGGTGTGATCATTGTAAAGCATCGTAATGATACTTTTTCTATCTTCTTCGTCAATTTCAATCTGTGTTGCTTCACCGTGTGTAACTTTTTCCAGTCCGCTGTGTAGTTTGGTATGGAAAGGTTTAATATCATGAAAGAAATCTTCTACCACACTTGCATCGTAACGCTTGAAGTGCTGTTGTGTTAACAACAGTGGATGCTCTACTTCCAGTTTCACATAACTGGTTTTAAATGCAAAGTCATCTGTTGTGTTCTGCACCACAGCTTCATGCAAACAATTAAACCAAAGTTCATTGTATTTTGCTAGATGTGTTCCAACAAATACTTTTGTTCTCAGATTATCAAACAATTTTCCAATTACATCGCTGCTTCCACTGTCAAATGGCATAATATCAAAACCACTAGCATCCCATCCATGACCAAACTTGCTTTGGTTCCATGTTTCTTCTGTAATCTGTATTGTGGCTTTTTCTTTCCAAACCATTGTGCTTGTACCATTGTTGTAGTAGTGTATTTCTGGTCTGTTGATACCATCTGCATGCACCACAGTTCTTACTTTTACATAAGTTCCATCAGGTTCGTCAATGAGATCTATCAAGTCTTGCTGTGTAGCTACTGTTTTGTCTGCAACAATTGAACTGTCGTAACCACTAGCACTCCAGTCGACCCAGTTCCAGTATGGTTTGGTATCATAAGTAACTGTTCCTAGTACGAAAGTATAGTTAAATGTGCTTTCCCAATTTTGTATTTCATCAATAACATTGATTGTACTCAACAGTTCATTTACTTTGTAAACCCAGTTCTGTCTAGCATCGACTAGATTTCTATACAAGCTCTGTCTTGGTCTTACAAGATGACCATATCTGTTGTATGGGTGTAAATCTAAATCTGGAACAGGTTGACCACGCCACACATCAATATCATCTTCAGCAGTCTCTGGAGGCAAATCGTAATCATAAATTTTAACCCAATGACTCATATCTGTATCCAAGCTAGGTTGTTGATTTTGATTAGGACCATTTTGTGTTCCGTTTGCAAGACTGATATAAAAGTCACTGCCTTCCTGAACCACTTGATTTGGCTGATATACTGTAGTATTTGACCAGGTAGTGTATGTGTATCTTTGTTTATAGTTGTTAAATCCTACTAAACTATCACGCATTTTTATGTGTAAGTATTCTGGTATAGCCACGCTTGGATCATTTTCAGCAAGCATAGTCCATTCATTCATAGGTTCACTATTGCTGGTGTAAATTTGGTTTACTTGAGCAACACTGTCTCGAGTAACATACTTGTCGACATTGGTCAAGAACAACACATTGCTTCCGCTGGCAGCTGCCCAACTCAAATCAAAACCTTCTGGATTTTGTAGTATTGTACTCAATTGTAGTGTATTGTAATTTCTTTGTCCTTCATATGAACTTTTGTTTTTAACCCAGAAATAATATTCAGTTTCGTTTCTGTTTGTTCTGCGATTGTAATAGGTGTTTTCACTCCAAAAATACACATCATCACCGTCAACTGTTTCTTTGTATGCTTCACCACTGGCAGTTACACCTCTGATCTTAGTTCCTTGATCTACTAGTGTACTCCATTGTTCAGGTAGTACAGGACTGCGAGTCCATTCATATATGTCGATACTAGCACCATCAAAAAGTCTACCCCAGTTGTTTTGTTGATATTCAATACTACCTTGTTCATAATTTAGATAAACTGCGGTGTTAAGATTCCACCACCGCTTGCCTACTTGTGCTGCACCCCATGCATTTGAATCAGCTTGTTCACCTTCGATGGTATTGTAATTATAGTTTGCAACGTCTGCTGTAATCAAGTAATCTATTTCACTGCGAATAAATCCAAGTACGATTCCCTTGGCTGGATCCCAGGTTTCTAGTTGGGCAATAGTGCTTTTACGTTTAGCATCATATATTTTAACATTTTCAATAAGATCATTTCTTGCTTGTCCGCCTTGTGTTCTTACTGCTTTGAGTTCACTAACACTATGACCGCCACCATCTGTCCAAGTTCCTGTGTACTTGTAAACTGCTGGTTTACCTGTGCCATCATTGTCTACAAAAATATAAATTGGACTTTGCTGATTGTTTTGTCTAAGTCCACTAAAGTTGTACTTGTATACTCCATTTTGTTGAGCATTGATGTTGTTGTCTAATTGAGATTTACTAGAGAATCTCACATTTCTCAAAGGATAGATATTACCAGTTCCGCCTTCTTGTTCGATATATTCATCTATATAAAATTTTTGTGTATTAGCACTGTCAACCTTAGTAACACGATGTATACCGTCGATGTTAGGAACAGTTGTACTACCTCTGATTAACACATAGTCACCTTCTACTAGATTGTGAGATTGTACGTCACCTGTTTGTCTTGTAACAGTAATTTCAGCATCGTCGCCTGGATTTACACCGGCACACGCTCTACTCACATACATACCAAAGTCCATGGTCTGATAAACTGCATAGCCTTGATTGAAACTACCTTGTTCACTGTTGTCTGCAACCCAAATACTAAAGATGTTTGGATCATTGTCCATTTGAATAAACACTTGATTCCCATCACTTCCCACAATTGCATTAAACACATTACTAATAGTAGTTTGTGTTGCACTGTAGGTTTGTGCTGTAAATCCTAAGGTACTGTTAGCTGTGCCTGTTCCTATTACCAATGTACTGTTGTTACTTGTTAACTGCACTCTGTTGTTACTGATACTTGCACTAACACCGCTAATACCAGCGTTATTAATACTTTGTACAATATCTGATATGTATAGTGCTACACTTACTTGTGAAGTAGTTGTGCCTGCTGGAATAACACCTGTTGTTAATCCTACTACACTGTTTGCACTGCCTGTGCCAATAAACAGTGTTGCTTTGTTGCAGTTAATCTGTAGAAGATTTGTATTTGCTTGATTTATTTGTGCAGTAATGCCATTAACACCAGCATTGTTGATTTGACTAACCACTTGTGCAAGTGAAAGGTTAGGAGTAGTAATTATAGTATTACCTGTGCTATTAATTGTTTGTGTATTAGTCAAGAAACCAACACTAGAATTTTCAGTACCAACACTGATTGTTAAACTAAACGATAAACTACGATCATTGGTGGTTTTGGTAATTCTAAGCTGATTATTAAAAGCACTAGCTGATACGTTTGGAATACCAGCACTGTTAATTTCTTGTATAATATCAGCTAGCTGATAAAGTTGAAATTCTGATCCGCTATCAGTTGTGATAATAGTATTAGTATTAAACACTGTATTAATATTGTTAATTAGCCAATTTTTAATAGCTACAATATAACTTCCTTGTAACAGTGCGGTTCTTGCTGCTGTTATATCTCCTGCTGGTATTGTAGTTACGCCTGTAAGTACATCGTTAGCAACATAGCTTGTGTTCAAAATATTATTGATTATTTCAACATCACTTTGAACCAAGGACGCCATTTGAGAACTATAGCTTAGTCCTCCATTACCGTATTCTATAATTAATAAGTCTATGTAAAGACCTGCATCACTCTGGCTGTAGTAATTGTTTAAAAATCCTTGCCACTGTGCAGATCCTTGAGCACTAGTATATCCTACTCTCAGTGCTTCGATTGCATTAATTCTATTTGTTGCTCCTGCACTTATTTGAGAATTACTATTATTAGTAATCCAGCTAGTATTAAATGCATTTTCGTATGCAGTTTGCGAAGTGATATTGTTTGTAGTAGACTGTGTGTCATTGAAGTTTACTGTGACGCCATCAATGATCAATGTAGCAGTTGCACTACCTTGTATAACAGGATTTGTCACTGTGCCTGTTTTTGTGATGTCTTGATATTCTAGTGTAGCCACTTCATTTTCAAACACAATTGTTTGTGCTACACTGCTAGCTTCACCCAGCACCAGTGTACTATTGTGTGTAACAACATCTGAACTGCCAATATCTTGTGTGCCAACAACGTTAATTACATCTAGTATAGTAGTACTAGATGATCTAACCAAGTCTACTACAGTGCCATCAATTATCAACGTTTCTCCTGTACTAGGAACAACAGGCAAACTGGTAGTACCAGTAACAATAATAGGATCATTTGGTCTGGATAGTCCACTACTGCCGTCCGGATCCAACATTTCCCAGGCACGACCTTCATATAATACTTTATCGTTAAATTTATAACTTTGTCTGTTGTTCCACTGACTCATATACTGCCATTCACCATCAAAACTATAATCACTTTTTGCAGGTTCAGGAAACAGTGTCATGTCTTCTTTTGTTAGTACTCTATAATCAGTTTCACTGGTCAACGGCAAGCCAGCTGTGATAAAATCACTAGCAAATTCTTGTTCTTGACTGATAGTAGCATTAGTTTGTGTCAAGTAAGTTTTTGGATTACGTGTAGTAAACACCTCACCCGGTGTGCCTGTTACCAATAACGGACTATTAGGGTCTATGTCAATGGTAATATCTGTTAGTACATCTGTGATTTCTTCATCTGTAAATCTCACAGGTTGCGGACTGGTGGTCAACAAGTTTTTGTTGATTTCAAATTCAATTGTATCTCTACTTCTTGTATCACCATAGTCAGCTGTTCTGATAGCCCACTCTTCGTATATGTTAACATCAGCCTGTGCATCAAATAGTGCATTGTTGCGAACAAACGCATCTACAGCAAAGCGTGTACCTCTGTATTTTTTGGTGCCTTTCATAAACTCAAACAGTGTATCATCATCTAAGTTTAATTTTTCACTCCACTTAGGCTTGTTGTATCCTGCATTAAATCTTGCAGCATCAACCATTTGTGAATTACCCAGCGCATTACCCGCACCATAATACTGGTCCAGTTCTCTAGCTGTTGTATCCAAGTTTTGGTAAACACTGTTACCATCAATGATGTAACCCGGTGAATAAAATTTACCATTCCAATCTTTGGTTCTTGACCCTTTCCAGATAATACGCTTGTGTAGTTGTCCGATTTCTGGTTTGTAAACAACGTCATCAAAACGTGTAGTTGTATCAAAAACAATTGCATGTTCAACTTCAACTTGATACAACCTTATACCGTAGATACTATCGTTTTGATCTTTTACACTGATTTCAGTATAACTATCTTTGTTCATCAATTCTCGATTTACTAAAACTTTATTGGTTGTTATTTGCTTGCCATTTTGATCTAAGATATTGTAGACACCTTCGTAACGTTTGTTTAGTGTATCATAATATCCTCTATCGCCATCTAGTATTTTAATTGATTTTGGATTAGGTATAATTGTCAACGGAACACTGGTACTTGTACCTGTTGCCCATGTAACAAAATCGTTAGCGACTGCTCTCCAATTGCTGTCCCATCCTTGTGATTTCAAATAGTGGTCATAACCATGAATGAAGTCATAAACTTGTTGCATTCCTTTTAGTACTGTGTTATAGTTTAGTTGACTTGTATTTTCTTCATAACGACTGTATCTAAACAAGTCAGCTGCACCTGATACTACAACTTTTTGTCCGCTAGTCACTGGAGCATTGTATGTAAAATATTGGTTGCTGTTGTCAAAACCTTGTATTTTATATCCGTTGGTGTCAATACTAATTTTTATTCCACCAAAGAAAACTTCTTTACCGGGCTTGCTGGTATAAAGCAAACTGGTATAGTTTTCTTCTGGGATTCTAGTAGCACCTTTGTCTTGACTGCTTTCCAGTATAAATTTCTGATTAGCAGGATTTAAAAATCCTCCTGCTTTAATAATAGGTCCATACTCGCTATAATTAAATCTACCTAGCACAGTGTCACTTGTTGTTCCGTTGAAGTGAGCAAATTCCACAATTGCATTGCTTAGTCCTACGAAATATTTTTTAGCATCATTGACCAATACAGCTTCTAGTGTAGCTGAACCTGTGCTGGTTGTGATTGTAGGTTTATTGTAATAATCCTCACCTGGTTTGTTTACACTTACATTGGTAATAACACCGTTACTAACATATGCTGTTAGTTCAGCACCACTGCCAAAATTGCTGTAAACTGAAAGTGAAGGTGCGCTGGTAAAACCACTACCACCATCAACCACTCTTACACTTTCGATGATACTGTCACTGTAAAATGTGTTGCTCAGTTGTGGATTGATATTGTTTGTCAGTTCTTTAACAGTATCGTTGGTCCAATGTGCTGTGTGTAAGTTATTGAGATCCAGTTGTTTACGCTTGTTACTGCTAAAATAACTATTGGTGATCCACAGTGGTCTTAGACGCATCAAACCTAAGAAAAGTTTTGTTTGATATTCGCTGGTTTGTCTCCACGTATCTTCAACAGGACCCCAATCTCCAAACACAAAATCTTTGCCAGGATCTACAGGGATCGGAACAACACCAGCTGTTACTGGATCGTTTAATACGCCTCCGGTGGTTACTAGTGTGTTTGCTGAAAGATCATACAGTTCTTTTGATACAGCTAGATTTTTATTGTACTTTTTATAAGCTTCACTTGGATTGTTATAGTGTCCATAAGTTAGTGCTGTGATCAATGCTGTACGTTCAGCTGGCACTGTCCAACTGTAGTTGGCGTCCCACCAACTTGGTTTTTTGTGATAACCCAGCATTTCCCAAGGATGTGTATGAGGTCTGTGTGTATTAAAGTAATAGGTATACAAACCTTTCCATCCTCCAATTTGTGGACCAACACTGCTATAGTTCCAGGTAAATCTGTCTCCTGCATCATAATATGTACTGCTTTGTAGTTGTGTTATATTGTTTTCACTGCTCCAACGATTGAACTCGTTTAACAGTGCTGTGGTTAGATCACTCCATGTATACTGTGTTGGTCTATAAGGATTAGGCATAATATCTAGATAGTCAACAATATTATCAATATCACTGTGTAAATTGTTGTAAATTCTATGTTCTAGATCCCAGATTGCACTGTCTACTATGCTAAAGCCAGCACTATTTCTGTCATACAGTTCTGTTCCAGTTCTTGTGTGTATGCTGCCATCATGTTGTATAATAATATTATCCGAACCACTGGTTGTTAGTTGAGGAGTATAAGGTTTTATCAATCCCAGTTTAACTGCACTGCTAGGAATAAAACTTGTTGCATTTTGCGGGTACCATCTAACATGAATATAAGCAAGTCCACTGCTACCATGTGTAACTGGAGTTGTTACAGTTAATTGTGCATCTGTAACAGTGTATTCGGTGTTTAGTTGCAAAGGACGCCAAATCATTGTACCAGCGCCGTTATCTTCATTTAACCAAACCTGAATATGATTGTATGCATCGTCGTATGTGTTTCTAGTTTTTGGCAATGCAAAGCTGGCTGTCATTGTACTTGTCCAACTATAGTCGACACTTTCGTAACCAGTGTACATAGCCATATTACTGTTAGCAAATGCACTATTGCTGTTTTTACCAACATTGATTTCTTCAAGGGCACGATCTACAAGCTGATGCACAGGTGTGTCTTGATCTATACTATAATTTAATTGTTGTACTTTTCGAATAAACTGTTTTTTAAATTTTTCATAGCTGTTGGCACTGTATTTGATTGCATTGAACACATCGGTGTCGTTATTTGTTTCTAGTAGGTTTAGTAGTTCTGTGCTAAACGGCTGTTGTCTGATGGTTCCGCCAAACTGATGTACATGACTGATACTATCGTAATTGTTAGTGCCAAAGTAACTGCCTGTAAACTCGGGAATGTTTTCCATTTGATCTTTAATGTGAGAAACTAGATCTCCAAAACTGGCTTGTGTTAAGCGTTTGTTTTGTGGATTGTACAGTTGTGTATCAGCTGGCATAAAGTTGCCTTCCGCTGTTTCATCTAGTTTGCTATCACTGTGGAATGTTACATCAAAAACATCATCTAACAATAATCCACTGGTAATAGTTAACAGGTTACCTGTTAGATTATAGTTTGTGAACTGTTCTCCGTTTTTGAGAACTTGTATATTGTTAGAATTGGTTTCTGTGTACAGTCTAACAACACCGTAATTTGTAGGATCGCTCACTAATCTATATTTGAATAAATTATAAGTTGGTGCTGCAATTTGTAGTTGAAAACTGTCGTTGCTGCCTGCTGTGCGAGTAATACCTGTAAGCGGGTCTCCATTAAATTTTACAAATTCAATATCAGCTTGAGGAAACAGTGTTTGAATATCATAGTTGGTGTTGTAAGCCATGTACAAATCTGGCAAACTTCCACTAATAGGATCAATTCTAGTAGATGTATGATTGCTCACACGCAATTTATCATAACTTAAACTAAATTCGTATTTGGTGCTTTTGCTGTAACTGTTAGTACCCAAGTTAAAAGTCAACTGACTGTTGATGTCTTGAACTGTTTTTTGAATGTGTCTGCGCACAGGTTGTCCATTTCGTACCAAACTCCAACTGTTGTGATACTCTCCATTAATTTTGTAATAGTAGTATCCTGGAATTTCCAAAGTCTTGGTATTACTGCTATCAGTATCAAACAGTGTGTATTCATATCTTTGTCCGCCCGCGCCAAAATCAAAATCCAATCCTGGTGTATTTCCGTAATCTACATAGCGTGGACTAAAACCCAGTGCATCGTCAAACTTGCTGGCACTGTTGTAACCATAGTTGAAAATATAATCACCACTAAATGTATTGCTAGGATATTTTGTAGCATCATCCAATTTAGTTAGTGTGGTATCGTAAAGCTGTGTTTTCATTCCTGCACTGCGGTGCATTTTTTGTTGACCATATACCCAAGCAGAGCCGTTCCAATACCATTCACTACCACTGTATGGTTTTGTGCTTTCGTCATCATCCCATGCTAGAGTATTGTAACCTTTGATAACAACAACTTTGTCACCACTGTTCAATGGTGTGCTACTGGGTCCATAAACTTCTGTTAGTGTAATACCGGTGCCAGCTGTGACGCCTCCTACACGGAATATACGATTTGTGTATGCAGCATTTGTAGTTCTGAGGAATAGCACTAGATCACCATCTTCTAAATTTTCGTCAGTGATCTGTCTCCAATACTTGCGATTTTCATAGTAGGTTGGATTGAAGGGATCGCCGTGAGTTTCTATACATTCCCAATATGTTACATAACCACTCATGTTTACACGAACACGATCTCCGTCTTCGTATCCTGATTGGAATTGCCAATCTGTTGTAATACCGTAAGTGTTGTGACTGTAGTTGATTTCTCCAACAATTTGTACAGCTGGATCAATTGTATCTTCTATTAGATGTGCAACATAACCTATATGATTTGTACCATAATTATATTTTTCAATACCGTCTTTAAATTCGATAATAGGTCTTACACCTCTGAAGTTATCAGCAAGATATTCATTGTAATCTAAATTTTCAAAAGTAACAACTGCTTCAGCTGCGGTTTGATGTATCCATAAATTACTTCTTGACCATGCACTTCTGTCAGAACTATATCTTTTTTCTACAACATAGTCTCTGGTGGTCATGCGCCATTCTCTGATATCATAAGGATCAAACTCAAAACTAGTTCCATCTTCGTCGAATCCCTTGGGTTCTTGACTGCTATAGATTGTATGATTTAACCACTCTCGAGTGCTGTAAGTGCTTTCAATAACACCACTAGTAAATTGTTTAGTGAACTGAATACCATCGTTAGACCCAACTCCATCTACAATGTATATGTCTCCTACTGCATAATCACCGCTGGTACTGTATGCGTAAAATGTATGGATTTCAATTTCATCATTTACTGCCGGAGCAGTTGCAAATACAACTACACCACCTGCACTGTTATATGTGTAGTTGGCAGGAATATTTTCCACAAGTTCGTTGTTTTTATAAACCTTAATAGTATTAGCTTGATTAACTGTAGCAGTGAACGTCTGATTACCCGGAACAGTTTGTGTAAATCTGTCAATCTGTGTTGGCATAAATCTAACACGCATGCCATTCATTAATTCTAGTGTGTTGCTGGTGCTCAGTGTAGGAGTTGTATAAACATTGTCATTGAAGATAGTATCGATATCAATTGCATCAACTTGTGTAGGTTTAATACTACAAGGAGGCAGTATATCAACCAACCAAAAATACTTGTGATAGTTAATAAACATATCGTAGTTGATAGGCAAGTCTAATGTATACCCTTGTTCGTTCAACAATTTGTTGTGTTGGTTAACATCAACATCATTGAATTGTAAGCTATTAATTAAATCATCATAAGCCAGTGCTTGCGTTACTGTGCCTTCGGCATCTCTGTTTATTATACCCGGAACAAACTGTGTGCTGTCACTGGATCTATTATCTGTCAGATAATTGGCTTGAGGTTGATCAAACTTGCTGCCTACCATGTTGTTGATAGTCATCAAGCTACCAGTACTCATTAACTGTTCCAGAGTAGCGTCAAAAAATTGTTTGTTAGCAGTCGTTTTAAAGATAGCAGGCAGAAACTCTGTAACATTTCTACTGCCTAAATGTTCTGCACTTTCGCCTGGTCTGGTAATTTTAGGTGCATTTACTGGTTTTGATGTACGTTCGTTCATGTAATGCTAACTCCCGGATTGGCTGCTAAACTAGTTGGATTTGCAATTGTAGTATTTGAAATTACAACATTATTAGTCTGTACTATTGGTAAAAACAATTCATCACTATCGCTTGATATTTCAAATAAATCTGTGGTTTGCAAATCGTTACTCACAGGTTGAATTGTAATTTGACTTATTTGACCAATCATGTTATTGTGTATGTAAGCTGCTAGTTCAGTAAAGTAAAAATCTTCTCCGAAATCCCAGTTATCAATACTAAAATATTGGTTAATTAACACAATAACTCTACTTTGTATTTCTGTATCGCTCATAGTACTATTAGCTGTTTTAGTGACCAAGAAACGAGCTTGTAATTCGCTACTTGCTAAATCTCCAAACAGTATTTTGTATTTTACAGGTCTGTACACTACCTGATCACTGATACTTTTTTTGCTTTCTAAACTTTCAAACAAGGTTCCAAGTTCGCTCACAGTTGGCGGATTTGGTTTTGTTTGACTTCTGCCATCGTACAATGCCCAAGTTCTATAAGCACTGTCATAACTGCGTAACAGTACGTAAGTGTCGATAATATTTGTAGTGCTAGGATCTATCACTTGATTGATATCTGCAATTCTGCGATATTTGGTTCTTAAATTGTCTCTGCCTGTGACAATTGTAGTACCTGCTGTACTGTCGGGTACTACAAAATCATATCCATTTTCTGTAGTAGTTCCTAGTTTAATTGTAGAAGATCCTATTACATTTAAAAAAGCTTCTGGATTGTTGGGATATCCGTCGTTGTCAGGGTCAGCTAGTGTAACTCGTATTTTATGCGGATCTGTATAGCCGTCTGTGTATGTGTAATATCCAAATGTGTTAAACTTATAATTTTTACCCAAAGGGATTCTGTCAGTTGTGCTCTTGGTGTTGATGTCTAAAACTTCTATACTGTCTTTGTGCGGCTTTAGTGTTTCACTACTAAATGTTTCCATAAAGTTTAAATTATTAAATCTAACTTCTTGATCGCTTCCAAATACAAATCTGCTTTTTCTAGTCAGTATTTCCCAGTTACTACTGCTATAGTTTACTCGTATGATCCAACTATTGTCTCTACCAGTACTGGTCTGATCACCTTCAAACTGTCTACTCCAGTTTGCAACACTGTTGTTTGTAATACTGTTACTTAAAAGATCAGCACTTTCAACAATCATCCATTCTTGTGTAACAGCATTAAATCTTAGTGCAAAACTGTTGCGATTGTTGATTTTATCTATTACTTGTGTTTTGATTGTGCTGGTTAAGTCTGTAGTCCAACTTGGTATCATTCTGTTTATTCTTGCACCGCTTGGAATAACTGCATTCAAACTTACACTACCTCTACCGCTTTGGTCAATACCTGTAGGAGTACCTGTGCTATCATCTCTACCTAACCCATCTTTGTATAAGTTTGTGATTCTAACCCATTGGGTATCAGCACTTGCTGTAGTAACCACAGCTTGTGCTCCGGTGCCACCGCCACCTGTGATACTAATAACAGTCGATGCATTATAATTTTGACCACTGTCGGTAACAGTGACACTCACTACTTCTCCGTTGAGAACATTTGCGACAGCTGTTGCACCTGTGCCTGCTCCTGAAATAGTAACAGTTGGTGTTCCTGTGTAACCACTACCTCCTTGTGTCACTGTAATACTTTGGATGTATCCCAATTTATAAGGAGCTGTGATAAACTCTGCTAGTCCATTAACTTGTAGTTTGCTCAATTGATTGGTAGCTGGACTGCCTAATCTTTGTACAAACGCATTGTAAGTTATGTAACCTGTACAAGTGTTTGCACCTTTGCTCACTTGATTCCATCTAAACACATTATCTTCTGTACCATTGGTATTAAAAACAATAATTCCAAGGCTTGCTTCACTATAGCTATTTGTGGCAATATGAGATCCACTATAAGTGTGTCTGTTGTAGTAAAAGTTTTTGACTTCAGGATTGTTTAGTATTGGTTTAATGTACTTTTGATAAATTTGTTCACTGTTATCACTGCTAGGCAATGTAAC